AAAGAAAAGAGCGAAAAATCCGCTAAAAAAAAACCCGCCGCAGAAAAGAAGCCCGATAAGAAAAATAAATCCCTGCCAAAACAGGAAAAACCGAAAACAAATACCGATGAAGAAACCGAAAAAAGCGAAGGTGCGCCCAAAATATGGAAAGGCCCCGATGGGAAAAACTTCTGCAATATCGCTTATTTGTCAAAATCCACTGGCGTTGGCATTAGAGAATTACGGCATTTACAACAGCAAGGAATAATTGAGCCCGAAACAAAGAGCAAGGGCAAAGAAAGCGCTTACGATTTTGCAAAATGCTATTCTGCCATGTTTGTTTATTACAGGGACAAAGCAAATAAAAACAGTTCAAGCGATTCCAAAGAAATGAAAGATGCGAAGGAACGCCAAGCAATGGCAAAAGCACAACTTGAAGAAATCAAAGTGAAGCAGGCCCGTGGGGAATTGCATCACACTGAGGATATAGTACGAATATTCGGTGCAATTTTTAACCGCATACACACCGGGTTTGAATCGTTCCCTTTGGGGCTTGCCCCGAAACTTTTGGGGAAAACAAACACGATGGAAATTGCGGCTGAAATAAAAAACTATCTTGATAAAATACTTTATGAAATAACAAATTATGACGTAGAGACATTGAAAACAGACATCGGGCCTGAGTATCTTGCTAAAATAAGGGCTGAGGATAAAGCGGGAAACAATGAACCGAGAAACGGAGTTTGATACTACAGCTAACGCATTTGTATCTTTGTTTAGAATATTAAGCCCCCCGCCCGATTTGAAAGTTTGGCAATGGGCAGAGAAATACCGGATAATGTCAAGTTTGGAAACATCATCACCCGGGCCGTGGGATAACAAGCGTACGCCGTATTTAGTAGAAATAATGGAGCGCCTGACAGATTCGACAGTTTCAAAAATCGTATTCCTTGCCGCCCGGCAAATGGGCAAGTCAACGGTGTTCCTAAATTATCTTGGCTATTTAATAATGATGAATCCGACTTCGGTTATCATAATACAGCCCACCGGGGAATTGGCAGAAAAATTTAGCAAAACCCGCGTGGCAAATATGTTCCGCGACACGCCGTGCTTAAAGGGATTAGTGCCTGACGATAAATCAAGGGATTCCGATAACAAAATTACATACAAAGAATGCAAAGGTATGCTTTTAATGCTGACTGGCGCTAATAGCACGGCTGGGATTATATCAATGCCGGTGCCGATACTTTATTTTGACGAGACAGATCAGTACCCGCAGAATTTGGCTGAGCAGGGCGATGTCATTTCCATAGCGGAGAAAATGCAAACGAACTACCCCAACCGGAAAAGCATATACACGTCCACGCCTACAAATAAAGGCGACAGCAAGATAGAGGACATATTTGAAAAGTCTACAAAAAACCGATGGAGCCATAAATGCCCGAAGTGCGGGGAATGGTCGCAATTCTCTTGGCATAACCTTGATTTCGAGTCAATGAAAATGAAGTGCCCGTTTTGCGAAAAATTATTTACGAGGCACGAATGGGAAGCAAACAGCGGTGAGTATGGCGGCAAGTGGATAGAGGAAAATCCAGAAGCTGAAGTAGTCGGATATCATGTCAATGCGCTTGATCATCCTATAACCACTTGGGACGAATTAGTAAAAGAATTTTTAGAGGCAAATGAAAAAGCAAAGAAAGGCGATTTTTCCCTGCTGATAACTTTTGTCAATTCCCGCCTAGCGGAGACTTGGGAACAGCGCGGGGAAGCTGTCGAATCGCATATGCTGGAAGAGCGCAGGGAAGTTTATACTGCTGAGTTGCCTGACGGCGTGTGTGTCCTGACAATGGGCGTTGACGTGCAGGATAACCGCTTGGCTTATGAGGTTGTAGGCTGGGGGTTGGGACTTGAATCGTGGGGCATAGAGTACGCGGAACTGTTCGGCGATCCGCGCCGCGGCGAAGTATGGAATCGGCTTGATGATATAATAGCCCAATCATGGTCTTACAAAAATGGAAAGCGCTTGCGGATAAAGCGGGTAGCTGTAGATACCGGATTTATGACAATGCAGGTTTACGGGTTTTGCGTGGCCAGGAGACTAAAAGGAGTGGTTCCGATTAAAGGCAAGGGCGGGGATAAATTGCCTTTGCTTAGGCCATCAAAGGAAAGCAGGGAGAAAGGCTTGTTTATTGTCGGTGTTGATGCAATAAAATCCGATATTGTATCATGGCTTAAAATAAACCAGGCTGGGGACGGGTATTGCCATTTTCCCAAAGATGAAGATGATATACCAGTGAACGGCTACGATGCGGCCTATTTTGAAATGCTGACAGCCGAAAAGCGGACAGGGAAAAAAGATAAAAGAGGGTTTTGGAAATACGAATGGACAAAGCTTGCTGGCGCAAGGAATGAAAGCTTTGACTGCCGTGTTTACGCCCGCGCCGCTTTGCGGATTCTTTCATCGAAAGATATTTATATGCTAAAGCGGATACATATATCAGCGCCTTGGGACGCCCCGGCTGGTAGAATTGTACCGAGAAAAAAGGCGGCGAATGAGAAGATTATTGCCCCAGGCGCAAAACCAAAACAGGTTAGCAAAAACCAAATAGCCCGGGGAAAAGGAATAGAGTTGTAATGAATTGGGGGGGATATGGAGTTAACTGATAAACAGCTTGAAGAGATTCGGAAGACGGCGCGTACTGTCGAATTCGGCAGCGTAACAATTAATATTTCCAAAAGCTCTGATAAATTGGAGCTGAATGTGCAAAACCGCATAAGGATTGATAAGGAACCAGAAGATAATAAAAATCCCAAAAAAACTTGACATTTTTAATGGCAATGGCTATATAATTACATTGTAAGTTTAATTTTCGGCTGACCGAATACGCGGAGGCCCGTAAAGACTAGGAGAGGATTCCCCTCTTCTAATCTTTGCGGGCCTTTTTTTTATGCCCAGAGGGGATTCATGGCAAAAACCAGAAACGCTGAAAAGCTCGCGAGGCTCAAAGAAGAGCTTGCGGATGTCAAAGCCGCCATAAAAATGATTCTTGGCGGCGCGCAGGCTTACAGCATCGGCACTCGAAGCCTTACAAGAGCCAACCTAGCGGAATTACGGAAATGGAAAAAAGAGCTTGAGGATGAAATTGACGCGCTATCCGGGGGTAGTGGCAGATTCCGGCGCGTCATCACAAGGGACTAAATGGGAAAAGTTGTGTTACTGGACCAATACGGAAAGCCTCTTGCAAAAACAAAAAACAGATACCTTGCGTCTGGTTATTCCCATGCGGCGGCGTCTTTAACTAAGCCGGTATTCAAGGGCTGGAATTGGACAGGGGGTTCCCCTGACGATGATATTGTCGCTAATTTGCCAATTATCCGCCAGCGTTCGCGCCAGCTCACAATGGATTCGTCCATTGTGGCGGGGCTTTACGACACGCTGGCAACGTATACGGTCGGAACGGGGTTGGTTCCTGAGCCTACCCCCGATGCTGAATTTTTGGGAATGACATCTGACGATGTAAAGAAATGGAAAAACAATGTTCTGCGCTATTGGAAAGCATTTGCAGAAACGCCCGGTTGCGACGTTTATCACAGGGACAATTTTTATGAATTGACACAGCTCATATGCAGAACATCGGACGAAAGCGGCGATTGTTTCATAACAATGCCGCGCTTTGAACGGCGTAATTTTCCTTTCGCGTTAAAAATACAAACAGTCGAAGCCGATTGCGTTTCCGATCCCGATGCAGTAGAGCGCATCGACCACGAGCGGGACGGCAATGATATTTACGGCGGTGTCGAAATATCCAAATGGGGAAACATCGTTGGCTACTGGTTTTACACAGGCCATCCTTTGGCAAAACGGCGACCGCGAGCCTACAACTACAATGACATAAATTACCCCCGCTGGATTTTTATACCGGCTTACGGTGCCGAAACCGGATTGCCTAATGTCCTGCACATAATGAAATCCTTGCGGCCTGGACAGCGAAGGGGATTGCCAATAATCGCCTCAGTAGTTGAGCTGGCTTTGACGTTAGACCGCTATATGAAGGCTGAGGCAATCGCGGCACAGATACAGGCTTTGTTTACTTTGGTTGTTACGTCCGAAACTCCGGATGCCGCGGCTGGCGAAATGGAAGAGATGGAAGGCGAAGAGGGCCAGAGGCTGACCGATGGCAATGAGAACCTTATATCCCTTGGCAACGGCATAGTCCAATACGCAAAGCCGGGCGAAAAAGTGGAAGCCGTAAATCCTTCCCGGCCAACAACTTCATTCGCGCCGTTCATGCAGATGGCTTTGCAAATGATGGGCGCTTCCACAATTCCCGCAGAGCTTCTACTCCAAAAATTTGACCAGTCATATAGCGCGATAAAAGGCGCCGTAAATATGGCCAGCACAAAATTCAAGATTCGGCGCAAAGGTTTGGTGAACGATTATTGCCAGCCTGTTTACGCGGCATTTATGGACGAAGCTGTTTTGCGCGGATGGATTGAAGCGCCGGGCTACTTTGACGATCCGATAAAAAGGCTCTCATACCAGCAATGCAAATGGAGCGGTATCGGTATGCCTCAGGTAGACCTAAAGGATGCTGTTGCCGCGGCGAAGGACATGATAGCAATAGGGTTCTCGACAGCCGGGGAACAGGCGTCTGAATTAAATGGCAGCGACTTTATTGAAAACTTGAGCGTGAGGGCGCGGGAGATACAGGCCGCAATAGCCGCAGGCATGAATCAGTCCGCTGCGCAGGGAATATTAAATACTTCCGCACTAAAACCAGAAGGCAGTAATTCGGGCAATGGAGAGGTAACGCAGAATGGCTAAGTTTTACACATTCAGAAAAATACGCGCTCAAGGCGGGGGCAGTATTGGCCGCGTGGATATTTACGGGGAAATATATGCGGAAAAACTTTTTGAAGGGGAAATATCGCCCGGCAGTTTTGCAGAGGAATTAAAAAAATTAAATGACGTAAGCGAAATCGAAGTCCATCTATCATCAAACGGCGGGGATATGTTCGCCTCGTTGACTATTTACAATATGCTCCGAAGCCGTCCTGAAAAGGTAACGGTTTACATTGAGGGAATCGCCGCCTCTGGCGGATCGATAATAGCGTGCGCTGGCGATGTCGTGTATATGTCGCCGGAGTCGATGATATTTGTCCACAACCTGATAACGGATTTGTTTAACGTAAACGAATATGACGTGCGCGAGACATTGGCAGAAATGGAAACCAACAAAGAGCCAATGGTAAGCGCTTATATGCGCAAGTCAAAAAGAACCTATGACGAAGTTATAGCGCTGATGAATGGGGAATCGGGCAAAGGGTCATGGCTGACTGCTGACGAAGCTATTGAATTTGGATTAGTTGACGGCTATACGCCGGAAAATAAATTGCCATTGGAAGCTGTCGCGTGTATAAGCCCGGGAGTTTTCAGTTATCGAGGGTACAAGCTCGATTTGACAAAGTTTGATAAGGCAGCCGATAAAACTGCCGGAATAATAAATTCTCAGAGGGGGGGTAATTCTATGGGACTCTTCTTTAACAGGAAGAAAAACGGAGTGGCCGCGGCTGCCAAAGTAAAACCAAAAGCAGAAATAACTTTTGTCGAAATGGTATGCCCGAGCTGTCAGGGTGCTGTCAATCTCAATCCAGAGACGGGAGAGATTTTTGCTGGCAACACTAACGCACAGCAAACGGAACCGCAAAGTGCTGACGCGTCTGGCGGCAAACCAGGCGAAAAACCGGCATCCGGTGAAAAGCCAGCATCCGGCGAAAAACAAGCAGCCGTTTTAGCAAGGCGGTTGCTGGGCAATGTAAGGGCGGCAATTTTCACAATTCCCTGTCCACATTGCGGAAACGATTTTGTCTGGGATACCGATGTCAACGCAGACGGCGGCGATGGGCAAGCAGTAAACGAAGCGACACCGCTTGCGGGCGCTCCTGCCCCTGCTTCTGCCGGAAAAGCGCCAGCTCAGGCTCCATCACAGCAGGCGGCGGGAACTGAACAAGCTCCTGCGGCTGAGGCTGCCCAGGCAGTATGCCCGAATTGCAGCGCCCAGGTTGCATACGACACGGAGACGGCGCAAACAGGCGCGGACGATTCGACAGGTACTGAAGGGTATGTGTTGACTTGCCCACAATGCAACACACAGTTTCTTGAGCCGTTCCCTGCGGCTGCTCCTGATGCGGTTCCCGTTGGCGGGTCCGCAGAAGTACAGGCGGCGTTTCGCGCTGGGGTGTTGTCAGAACGCAGGCGCAATCTGGCATTAGACGAAATGGCTCAGGCTGCTCCGGCACTGGCAGGCATGATTCACAAAGCGAAAGTAAGCGGGTCATCGGCTGAGACGATGAGCCGCAATGTCATCAGGTCAATGGCCGCTGGCAAGGGCGGTAGCAGTGCCGGAATGGGAATGGTGCATTTTGCCGCGGCACTTGGCAGGGATATAAGGGCAAGCGGTGTGAACAGTATGCAAACTCCGCAACACGCGGGAGCGCCCAAAGATCTTAAACAATCAGCCTATGAGCAGGCAATAGCCGCTTATAACAAACAGAGAGGGGGAACAAATGGCGAAGCGTAATTTATTCAATCCGGAAATCGATCAGTCTGTCGTTGACGATTTGTACAACGGGACTTTGATCTTTCGGAAAACCAGGCCTGTAAAAGTCGAGGGAACAGACATTCTTAAACGTGGCAGTCCGCTTACAAGCGCTGACGGGGTAACGTATACCGTGTCTGGCATGAATATTTTAGGGATTCTTTTGTTTGACATCGACACGTCAGAGGAATACGAAGCGGAAAACGGCGTTTTGGGTTTAACCGGAGAATTTAACCAAAACAAAGTTGAAGAGGCTCTTGGGTCAGCTCTTGATCCCAGAGAGGTGCAATCGGCATTGGGTAGGCAAATCCACATTGAGCGGAATTATGAATATCCCCACGGGGATGCTTTTCCCATATAACCAAAGGAGACAAGTTAAATGGCAGTTGTAGATACAGCAACCAGCAATGGGGCGCAGCGGACACAGATAGCGCCTGTTGAAACAATTATCCCACAGTCAAATTTCTGGGATAAATACATGATGAACGGGACGCCGGAATTGCTCCCTACCCGATTTGTGGAATGGGATTATTTCGTGAAGGGCAGCCCGATGGCGCATTTCGTTGGCGAAGGCGTAACCGTTCCGCCTACCGAAAGGCCGAAGTTCAAAACGGCGCAAATCGAATGCCCGTTGTACCAGTACCGAAAAGTCCTTGGCTTGCAAGATTTGGCTCAGAGGCAGGTTGGCGAACCTCACGGCTCGATGCCCCCGGCTATGTTCAAAACAATTCAGGAACGCGCAGGGAAGCTAGAAGCTGAAGATGACATCGAGTGCGTTAATGCTGTCGCGGCATTGCGCACAAAGATAATCTGCAAATTCCTGTTTGAAGGAATTGTGGAAGTCAGGGGCCACGGCGTTAACCGCGAGATTGACTATAACCTTCCGAACAGGATCAGGCTTCTTGGTAGCAACAGGTGGGGTCAGCCCGGTGTCGATCCGATAAAAGATATTCGTACATGGTGCGAATTGCTTGAGGATTTTGGATTTAACCCTGTTGAAATTATCATGGGCCGCAACCCGTGGAATTGCATTGAAGATAACGCAAAATGGATCGCCCAGCTTGACAATTTGCGGACAGAAAAGGGCAGGTTTGCTCCTGAGAAAGCCGCAGATTACGGCAATGCCGCGTACATGGCGACACTGCGCGATCCGTTCGTGGATATTTATACCCAGCGTTCTAAGTATTGGGATGACATCAGTAAGACAATGGTTAGCCATTTGCCTGAAAACACGCTGATCATCGTCACAGAGGAATCGAAGCGCAATAAGTTTGTTTACGGAGCAATCGATTACATGGAAAACGGGCAGTTCCGTTCGGTTCCAGGCGAATTCATCAAAGAAGTTTGGCACGATGATCGGGCAGCAACCCGCGAAATCGTTGTAACGTCCAGAGCAGTCCCGATTCCTGGGAATGTTCATTCTTGGCTAGTCGCCACAGTAATGTAAGGAGAAAAAAATGGCAGACAAAGTTGACAAAGTTTATGTAACGCGTTGCATTGTCAAGAGAAACGACACGCAATACAAAAAGGGCCAGGTTATAAAAGATCTGTCTGAGAAAGAAATTGAGCAGGGCTTAAAGGAATCCTGGCTAAAAGAACTTGGCGATGGTGATGATGACGATACCGGAAGCAAGCCAAAGAAGCCCAACAATAAAAAGTCATTGGAAAAAATGACCTTTGAGGAATTGCTGGCGAAAGCAACCGAGCTTGGAATCCCGGCTGACAATACCATGAAGGCAGACGATCTGATCAAGAAGATCAAAGAAAAAGAAGCGCAAAAGTAAATGGATTTTAAGGACGCAGTTGCCGCCGATATAGATAATGTTTTTTTCAAAACGGATGAGTTTGCAGAGACAGTATTAATTGACGGCAGGAGCGTCCCTATTATTCTCGACAATGACGCGCTCCAGGGGATGTCGGAGCTTTATGCTGAGGGGCTGGCGCAGGGCGAACAGTACATTTTTATTAAGGCAAAAGACATGAAGCGCCTTCCGCAGCCCGGAGAGCAGCTTAAGAAAGATGGGAAAAATTGGTATGTCAAGCACGCGATCAGTAACATGGGCGTGTACGCGATAAGGATTGGCAGGGAAAAAGTTTATGATTGATTTGGACGTAGGGTTTAATCAAAAACAATATGACTTCCTTATGAAAAGGCTAGATTTACTGGCAGACGAAAGGGAGATTATCAAAGCAATCAATAAGGCCGCAAAAAAAGCGGCGAACGAAGCTAAAAAAGAAACCACAAAACTAATCCCCGCTGCCTTTACGATACCAGTCTCAGAAGTCAAAAGCGGAATCAAAGTCCGAGCGAACCGGGGCAGCGAGCCGGGCGCGGTAATGCAAATCACGGGCGGGGCAATTCCTTTATACGATTTTGAAGGCGTAACGCCCCGGGAAGTTATGCCCCCAGCCAAAGGCCCTGTACGGGCCAAAGTAAAGCAGAGCGGCGGTGCGGAATTGAGCCGTGTATTCGTTGCCAAAATGCAAAGCGGTCATATCGGCTTGTTTGAACGGGAAGCGGAAAAGCGTAAAAGCGAGAGGTACTATAAAAAAGACGAAAAAAGGAATAAGGCGCATACCCACATTTTTGAGCTTTGGGGTACTGGCTTAACCGGTATGTTTGGGACTGAAACAGAAACGCCTATTAATACCGCCGTTATACAGAAAGCCGGTGAGTTTTTTAACCAGCAGGTAATTGTGGAATTAGAGGCGTTGCTAAATGGGTAACTATCCGAATTTCATAGACCGCAGCCCCGCAGGTCAAGTCGATGCGCTTTGCGAACGTATTAAGGGGGCATTGAAATCATTTTGGCAGGAAGGCGAATTCGAAGATGAGAAATTCCACGAGCCTTACGTCCATGCGCAGTACTTGCCAATAAGCGAGACCGAATCAGAGGAAAGGAACAAAACGAAGGATTATCCGTTGGTACAGGTTGTCTGCACTACCGGAACGGTTAGCGATTTTCACCCGGCCAAAAACGGTTCGGACATGATAATCCAAATTTATTTCGGCGGATGGCGCGATAACCCTGATAACCAGGGCTGGCGCATTCCCGCGACAATGCTCTGGCGGGTTATGCAGGATTTATGCGCGGACAAAATTGTAGGCGCATATTTTCTGGAAACCCCTATCAAGTGGTCGGTTTTGAACAGCAAAGAACCGCCGTACTACACGGCGATGATGGAAACCAAGTGGAGAGGCGCGCCCCCATCCGTTGAAGTTCCATTTGAGGGCGCAGTTGCTCCCGGAATTGGAAGCAGCGAAGAAAAATTTACAAGTAAGTAGTTAGGAGAAAACTATGGCATACATGCACGGTGTGTATACTCTTGAAAGCCCGACACGGCTTCAAGTACCGGTTCCTGTCGATTCGGCAATCCCAATCGCGGTAGGCGTGGCTCCAGTCCACAAGCTGGAGAATCCGCTAGTGGCGGTTAATAATCCGTCAATGAGTTTTAGCTATGGCGAAATGGTAGCGGACATGGGGTATTCGGATAACTGGAAAAAATTCCCATTGGCAGAGATTATTTATTCGCAATTCCGGCTTCATGCAGTATCTCCGCTTATTCTTATTAATGTCTGGAACCCATTAAAAGACGCGCAAGATGTAGCGATACCGGATCTGCCAATCGTAAATGGCGTAGCGACCATTGAAGATGAAATGGCGATGATAAGCGCAGTCACCGTTAAAAACGGATCGGATAATTATGTCAGGGGAAAAGACTTCACGCTTAAATATGATGATGACGGCAATCTTCTGATTACTGTTAAAGAGGACGGAGACATTCCCGAAAATGCAATATCATTAAGCGTATTGTATAAACAGGCTACTGTTGATGGCATAACAAAAAAGGACATTGCAGGCGGCGTTGATCCGGATACGAATAAGCGCACGGGTATAGAGCTTGTTACCGAAGTATTCCCGTTGCTTAAAAAAATTGTCGGATTTTTTATTTCTCCTGTGTGGAGCAAAGATCCTGAGATTTACGCGCTGATGTGCGCTAAGGCTCATAACCTTGGGTACGGGTTTACTTGTATCGTGTGCGCCGATCTTCCAACCCTTGGCGAATACAAGAACTATCGCAAAATGCCGAAATGGAAGGACGATAACAGCTATGTCGATCCTTTCTCATTCTTGACATGGGGATGCGTAAAAATCGGCGACAGGGTTTTCCATGGGTCTACAAGGCTGGTCGGAATGTTCGGCCAGGTGGACGCCAAAAACAATGGCCTTCCGTATGAGCAGGCGTCAAATAAAAACTTGACCATGACGGATATGTGCGATGAGGACGGCAATGTCATTCCGGTGCTTTCGGACGAACAGGCAAACTATTTGAATTCGAATGGTATTGGGACGTGGATAAATTTCGACGGCTGGAGATCGTGGGGGGTTGAAACGGCCGCGTTTCCAGGCAACACGGACATAAAAGATTTTGAACGTAGCGTGCGCCGCATGTTTTGCTATGTCCAGAATGTTGTAATCCGAATGATGCGACAAAACGTGGACAGACCAACTACGCGCCTATTTATTGACAGCGTATTGCTCACGGCCAATGAATATCTCAATTCACTGAAATCGCGTGGCGCTATAATCGGCGGCCTTGTGGAATTCCTACGGGCCGATAACAGTAATCAGGATATAATGAGCGGACAGCTTTACTGGAGAGTAAGCATCACTCCGCCCAATGCTGCGAAGGCTTTAATCTTTGACTTCGAGTACAATCCTGATTTCCTTGCAAGTTTATTCGCGGCATAAGGGGGGTACAAGAATGGATGGTGTAGGAACACAAGTTCACACTTATAAAGTGTTTGACATTGAAACCAGCTCTGAATTAGCCGGTTCTATAAGCGTTGAGCTTCCGGCAATGGATGTGATAATGAACACGTTCAAGGGCGCTGGTATGGGCGGTGAGATAAATGTCCCATCGTTATTAATGAATGCTCAATCTGCTACCTTTGGATTTCCGGCAATTTACGGTGCCATAACTAATTATTTGGAAGTTGGTACAACAAAAACTGTTGATCTGAGGGAAGAGATCCTTGTGGTTGACAAAGATACCCATGTGCCTGTAAGGGTTCCGGTACGATGGGTGTTAAAGGGGCCGTTAAGCCAGGCTAATCCCGGATCTGTCGAAGTCGCCGCCGCTGGCGAAGTATCGATCATAATGCAGGTGTATTATATACACTTTTGGATTGATGGCGAAGAAAAATTGGAGTGGGATGTAGCCAAAGGCATTTACACGGCCAACGGTAAAGACTTGATGGCCGAAACGCGCCGCAATGTCTTTGTAGGATAATAGGGGGCAAACAATGTTCTTAAAAACTGTAAAAGTAAAACTATCAGCGCCGCTGAAATGGGAAGATAGGAACGTTACCGAAATTAATTTGGATTTTTCCAAAGTAAAGGGCGCAATCATAAACCAGTGCGAGCGGGAAACATTCCAGCAGGGAAATTTCTCAGGGATAGTCAGAAGCCAGAGCGCCGAATATTGCGCGCGGATGGCTGGGTTAATCTCCGGCGTCCCGTTCCGCGCCTTGGAAAAACTGCCGGCTGATGACTACGATGCGGTTTGGCAAACGGTTGGGGCTTACGTTGGAAAGCGCGATCCCCAGGCATTCTACGATCAATTCACCGCGCCCGATGACGATGAGGAAGAGGACAAAAAAGAAGAAGAGGGTTTTACCGATCCGGCAGACAAGCCGGGTACGAATTAGAGCCTTCTGTTTTTGACTACGCCAACCCCGCCGACTTTATACGAAAAAAAGTGGCGTGGTTGACTAGTGTTTCCTATACTTCGATTGATGTTCTTGAAAACATGCCGTTATACGAATTGTTTGAGTACGACAAAATCTATACGGAAATGTACAAGAAGAAACCTAAACAATAGGCGGTGTTTTAATGGCTACGCGAAAAACTATCTGGGATCTCTCGTTAGAAATAGCCGGAAAGGGCACAGAAGCGTCTCAGGCAATTCGTACTGTTAAAAAACAGCTTGAAGATTTGAAAGCCGCTGCCGGGCAATTAAGCAAGGACTGGAAAGAATTTACCAGCAATGCGACAAAGCTGGCGGTTGGCGTTGCTGGCGGTGTAGCCGCGGCGACCGCTGGCGTGGTTGCCATGGCGAATACATTTGCGGAAACCGGAAACAACGTGGCCAAAACATCGGAACGTTTGGGAATCGGGATTGAGGCGTACCAGGGCTTGAGCTATGCGATGCAACAATCGGGCTTGAGCGCAGAGGAATTTGACAGTGCCCTAGAGAAATTTAATTTGACGGTACGGCAAGGCGCGGCCGGAAACGAAGCGGCGCGAAAACAGCTTGAAGCAGTAGGGCTTTCCGCCCAGAAGCTGGCCGGAATGAAACCGGAACAGGCAATGGAAAGGCTGTCAGATTATATGAAATCGCTACCCAATGATGCGGAACGTACCAGAGTTGCGGTATCTTTATTTGGCAAAGCAGCCGGGCCAAAAATGATGGCGGCGATGAAGCAGGGCAGCGCCGGGTTGCAGGATTTGATGAAGGAAGCCAAAAACCTTGGAATTGTTTTGACAGAGGAACAGGCGCATCAGTCAGAGGCATACTCAAGCGCGATGACGCGCCTTAAGCAATCCGTTACCGGAATGAAAAACCAGTTTATCGGCAGTGCGATAGGACCGCTTACAGAAGCTTTCGATCACCTCAAGGACGCGATTGTAGATCAAATGCCGGCAATACAGGAGCTTGGTAAAAACTTTGGGCAATGGCTAGGCGATTTGGTAAAACGGCTCCCTGAGATTATTGCCAAAATTAAAGAATTTGGCTCATGGGTTAAAAATACGGTTACAGGGGTAAAAGATTTTGTAGGCGGCTGGAAAAACCTCGGTAAAATTATCGCGGGCCTTGCCATTGCGCCTACGCTTATAAGCGGGTTAAAAACCGTATTCTCTTTTGGGAAATTGATAAGCGTTGCAATGAAAGCCATCCCCGCTATTATGGCAAACATAGGCGTAGCTGCGGGGCCAATGGCCGGCGCGATGCTTCCGATAATTGGGATTATCGCGGGAATTGCCGCGGGGATAGCGGCCATTATTTTGATAGTCAAGAATTGGGAGAAAATCACCGCATGGATCAAAGAGCATAAGGACACGCTTGTACTTGTGGGAATCGCGGTTGGCACTCTGACGGCGGCAATTATCGCCTATAACGCTGCTCAGGCCATCTCTAACGCCGGGGGCATTGTTGCGGTCGCCAGACTGGGGGCGCAGGCGATAGCCCATGGCGCGTTGACTGTGGCGACAGCGGCGCAAACTGTCGCAAGCTGGGCGGCTACAGCCGCTACTACGGCTTTTGGCGCTGCGATGGCTTTCCTTACGTCTCCGATTACCCTTGTAATACTTGCCATTGGAGCTTTGATTGCGGTTGTTTATTTAATAATAAAAAATTGGAGCAAAATATCTGATTTTTTCAAAGGGCTTTGGGAAAATATTAAAAACATTTTTTCCGGTATTGGCTCGTGGTTCGCTGACAAGTTTAACGCGGCTAAAGACGCAATAGTAAAAGTATTTACTGGCGTTATAGATTGGGTTAAGACAAATTGGCAGTCCATTGTAGCGTTTTTAATAAATCCATTTGCCGGAGTGTTCAAATATTTGTATGACAACTTCGAGGGGTTTAGGAATGTAGTCAACAATGTCCTGAATTTCATTAAAAACATATTTAACGATGTAATGGGGAAACTGCCCGAACCCGTTGTAAATGTAATCAATGCAATTAAAAACTTTTTTCAAGGCGGCTTTGATGTTATCAAAAGCATAATCAGCGTGTTCTCGGATTTCTTTAGGAACGTATTTACCGATCCCGTGAACGCCGTAAAGAACCTCATTAGCGGTTTGGGGAATATATTTTCCGGCATATTCGATTCTATTAAGGAAAAGGTACAGGCTTTTGTAAGTTTCTTTACTGATAAGTTCGGGGTTGTAAAGGACATCATAGGCGGGGTAGGCAATTTCTTTTCCGGCATTGGCTCTGCGGTATCGGGATTGTTCGGCGGGGGAAAAGAAAATAAAAATAGCCAAATGCCTGGCCATGCGGAAGGCGGGATTTTTAGGCAGCCCCATATCGCCAAAATTGCGGAGAAAGGCGCTGAGGCAGTTGTGCCGCTTAATAAAAGCCCCAACGGGTTTGATATTTGGAAGCAAGCAGGAGAATTAGGCGGGTATATAAAGAATGCAAGCGAGCAAGGTCCAGCAGTACAGGCCGCTGCGGCTACGGCAAACAAAGCCCCTGAAGCTTTGCCTGTGATGCCCGCTGCGGCTCAAAAGGCATCATCCGGAGATACTGTTGTAAACGTAGAATTCAAAATGACAAACAATTTCAGCGGGACCCCGGGCGCGGAGACGCTAAGGCAAATATCCGAAGCAGGGCAGAAAGCCGGAGACGAATTTGAGGAGAGGGTAAAATCAATTTTCAATTCAATCATGCGCGAGCGCGAGAGGGTGTCTTATGCCTAAAGAATATCTGGCGCCCCAGGGTACGGTATGGGATCAAATTAGTTTCCAGTTTTATGGAGATGAAAGGTTTATTGATGTCCTGCTGAGGGCAAACCCAACTTTACGCGATATAGTAAAGTTTGAAGAGTCAACATTAGTAATAATACCGGACAGGCCGGCTGTTCTCCCTGATTCTGTAACTTCTCTCCCCCCGTGGAAAAAGGCGGTGTAAGGTGTTGCCGCGGCGCTCTTTTTTGAAAGTAGAAATTGACGGTACTGATATTTCCGAAGCGGTATCAAATTATGTTCTCAATTTTACTTACATAGACAGGGCTTCCGGCGAATCCGATTCTATAGATTTGTCTGTGACAGACAGGGACGGAAATTTTATTGATGACTGGTATCCAGAAAACAGCATAGAATTTCGGGCTAAAATAAAAGTCGAAAATTGGAATGGAGCTGGGGATTCGGACGAGCTTGATACCGGAAAATTTAAAATCGATTTATGCAATTTATCCGGGCCGCCTGATAAGTTTAACATTAAGGCGGTATCTATCCCAATATCGTCAAGCCTAAAACAAGAAGAAAAATCAAATACATGGGAAGAAACTACCCTGCAAAAAATAGCGCAGACAATCGCGGGCAATGCTGGCGTGGAATTAATGTACGAAGTAGAATCCGAAATACAGCTTGACCGCGTAGACCAACAGCAGCAGACGGATATGTCATTCCTGTTAGATTTGTGCGTTAAATATGGTATCGCGTTAAAAGTTACTGACGGAAAATTGGTTTTGTTTGAGGAATCGGTATACGAACAAAAGGATGTTGTAGATACTTTTGACAAATCGGAAATAGGAAGCCGCATACTTGATTACAATTTTGCCCAGGACACGAATGACACGGTTAGCAAAGTAGAATTGTATTATAAAGACCCAAAATCCGGGAATGTTGCTCAGGGCGAATTCACGCCGCCGAATCCCCCGAAAACAGGGCAGAAGCTGATATTGAATGAGCGCCCAGGCGATTTGAGGGGGGATAATTTCCGCAATGGCGTGGATACAGCATCGAAAGATCCGGGCGGTACGTTCGATACGGGCTACAAAGAATTTAATGACATCACCGCTGATTTTAATAAGCCACGGGCAGACACAACCGATAATGCCAACAGAATTTGCAAGGCGCGTTGTAGGGAAAAAAATAAAAAAGAGTGGACATGTACGCTAAAGCTTATGGGCCATGTAAAAATGTTTGGGGGTGTAAATATACAAATGACAAATTGGGGCAGATACTCTGGAAAATACATGGTGGATACGGCTACCCATAATACTGGCGGTCGCTATGTAACAACAATAAATGCCCATAGGGTATTGGGGTATTAGGGGGTATTATGCATCAGGGGCAAGCAACAGAACGCGATGTTAATTCTGCATCTGCGCGTGTCGGTTTTGATGATCTTAATGAAACTGTATCTGGATTTATGCAAGTATTGTTTCCAGCGGTCGGTGGATGGAATTTTTTCTATACGCCGGAAGAGGGAGATCAGGTAGTAACTGAACGATTACCGAACGGCAAGGAAGAGGGGTACATATTAGGCAAGGTTTACACAGGAAATAGGATGCCACAGAAAGGAAAGCCAAATGTTTTTAAGATGGTGAGTAAAGATGGAAAAAACCTTTTTGAATTTGATGCAAATGAAGGGACGCTGAATTTAACAGTTGATCAGGACGGTAAAATAAAATTTAAGAATGTGGAATTTGAAGTATACGAAACTACTGATTGGGTAACAAAGTTTCTAAATATTCTGGCAACGGAACATGCCTGTTTAACAACAAAAGAATTAGACGTTGAATCTGACAATCCGATGGGATTTCAGGGAACAAAAACGCAATTGGGCAGCGGCGCATTGATAGTTTTGTATAAGGCTTTATTAGTGGCGCTTAGAAAAAATCCAATATTAATTCCACCTGCCCCTATACCCCCGGGGATGCCAGTGTTTCCTACGCCAATTTTTATAAATATGTTTTTGTTTAGGCTGATCAACGATTTTATTGCGGCCTTGGAGCAAGCAATAGCAAATACCGAAAAGGTGCTTAAATAGGAGTTTTTATGGCGATGACACAGCAACAAAAGGACTTAATGAATGACTACGCAGATCGGTTTGGGTTAATTATTGCGAATGAGCTTCTTCCGCTTTTCATACCGCCATCGGCATCACAAGCAGACAAAGAGACAAATTTAACCCAATTAAAAAATTATTGGGCGGCGGTTGGGCGCGGAAAATACAAGTTTGAAAATAATTTATCGGAGTAAAAGATAAATGGTTATCGGGTCATGGGGTCAACAATTTGTATTTGAAGTCACAGGCGAAAAGGCTAAAACGTTCAAGGAGTTAACTGAAAAATCTTCCGGGCGTTGGGCAGAGCATGAGACTATAAACACTCCCCCATTGTCGGAGTTCTTAGGCCCCGGACTCGATGAATTGGAAATATCAATTATTTTTTCTACCATGCTGGGTGTCAAGCCACAGGAAAGCTATGAGGAATTAAGAACGGCAGTGCGCAGAGGCGAATACCACCCCTTTATTATGGGCGGCATTCCTTTAAGCGGGAATTTTTGGCGAATTGACGATGTTTCAGGATCGTCTACGTTATTTGGTCCGCGTGACGGAAAAGCACTGTGGATGGAATGCAATATAACGCTCAAGGAGTACCACTAATGGTAACAATCGAGAGCATGCCCACTAATGTTGTGTTCGGCTTAACCGGAATATCCGAAGTTATGCAGAACGTCCGCACAATTTTGACTACACGCCGCGGCACTGTTCCGCTTGACCGTGATTTTGGGGTTAGCTTTGAGTTTTTGGACAGCCCGGTTAATACAACGCAAGCTAAAGCGGAACAGGAAATATTTATGCAGTTAAAAAAGTACGAACCCCGGGCAATCCTGAAACAAATTATTTGGGATACCGACATTTTATCGGGAAGAATATCCCCAACTGTAAGAGTGGAGGTAAACCTTAATGGCGTTTAACGATTTTCAGTTTACAGAAACCGATTCGCGGAAAATACAGGCTGCTTTACAAAGATTCTATGAAGGGCTACGCAGGGCTTCAGAACCCGGATTCCGGCTGGCAGACGGAGATCCGGAGAAGCTTGTCCAGTTGACGGAAGCGGCGGCTTTGACGCAGGTAGCGACCGACATTGACAAAACAGGAAAGGGAAACCTTTTGTTTTTTGCCGATGACGAAACAATAGAGCTTATCGGCTATCTATACGGGGAGCGCGGGGCGCGAATGCCAGCATCGTACGCGCTTACAACAATGCGTTATAAATTATCCGTGGAACGTCCTGTCATAACGCCTATACCCCGCGGATACCGATCAACGCCGGACAATAAAGTATTTTTTGCAACGCTAAAGCCGCTGGAAATACCGGCAGGGGAAATATACGCTGATGTTGAGGCGCAATGCCTCACGCCCGGGATTGAAGGCGATGGTTTCGGCATTGGCGAAATTAAAAACATGGTAGACCTGATCCCGTTTGTCGCATCGGTTGAAAATATTACGGTTTCGTCTGGCGGAGCAGAAGAGGAGAGTACCGAGGCGTACAGGCAAAGGCTTAGAATGCTGCCGGAATCGTTTTCTGTTGCGGGTCCTGACGGCGCTTACGAGTTTTGGGCAAGATCGGCGAACCCCGCAATATTTGACGCCAAAGTTTGGATGCCCGATTTAGACATGGAAGCTTTTGCGGAATTTCTTGCCCCTTGGGGAATAACGAACGCTGCGGGGTTTTATAAAGCCTTGGGAGATTACTACCGCGAAAGCGGAACGGGGCCGGGAAATGTTGACATCACGGTGCTAATGAAAAACGGCGAGCTTCCGTCCAGTGAAATATTAAACCAGGTAAAGGAAAAATTAAGCAGCAGGGACCGCCGACCGTTGACAGATTTCATTCATGTGGTAGATCCAAAGCCGGTATATTTTGACGTTGAATTTGAATACTGGATTGAAACCGAGAGAGCGACAGAAGCGGCCTCAATAATAGACGCCGTTGAAAAGGCAACGGAGCGCTATATTTTGTGGCAGAAGTCGAAGCTGGGCTTGGATATAAACCCCGACATACTGCACAAGCTGGTAATGGACACTGGGGTAAAGCGTTTGGAAATTAAAAAGCCGGAGTTTAGGATTCTTAGGCCGATAGAAGTAGCGCAGTTTACCGGAAACAAAGATGTAATTTATTCGGGGTTAGAGGACGCGTAATGGATTTAGGTAATATATCAATACTTAATTTGATGCCGCCCAATTTGGCAAGAGACCCCGGAATTATAATACTGGCAAAGGCATTCGATGAGGTACTGCGCGAATTAATAAGCAAAATTCCTGATGTGGCCATAATCCCGAATCTGGTATTAGGCAAAATTGTTGACGAGATGTTACTTGATCTTCTTGCATGGCAGTTTCACGTTGACTTTTATGAGCCTGGCTTGCCGATAGAAGTCAAGCGCGAGCTGGTTCTAAAATCCCTGGACTGGCATTACAGAAAGGGGACGCCTTCGGTTGTAGAGGAAATCGTATCGACAGTATTCACGAAAGCGAAAATAGAGGAATGGTTTGACTATGGGGGGCTGCCTTACAGGTTCCGCGTGTCCACAGAAGATGAGGTACTCGATCCAAAAACTTTGGGCAAGCTTATACGCGCCATTAACTCCGTAAAAAACACCCGCAGTTTTTTGGATATTCTAAACCAGGTCTTTGAGTACGACACTGATGTTTATTTTGCTACCGGCCCGGAACTTGTAACCAAAGAGTACATTATCGCCGACGACATTCCCCTTGAAGACGCCACGGATTACGCGGTGGTTGGCCCCGCTGTTTTGGTGCGGGAATACATCGTTGCAGATGAATACCCGATTCCAGATGACATAACAGATTACGGAGCTGCTGCTCATATGATGTTCACTAGGAAATTTATAATAGTTGACGAAGCCCCGATGCCGGATTCAGTAACGGATAGCGGGGCTACCGCAACACATCAAACAGTACAGGAGGTACATGAGGAATGAGTAACATTCACATGGCATTAACGCTTAAAGGGCAAGAGCTGAATGCCAAAATTCAGGCGGGGAATGGCGACATTCCTTTGGAAATTACCCGCATCGTTTCCGCGTCCGGCTATAGCGACAATCCGCTGGAATTAGACGATGTGATCGACAGGCGGCAAACGGCACAAATAATAAGGCGCGAAGTAATAGGCGTCCGCGCAGCCATCGAGATCACATTGTCCAATCAAGGCAACACAACCACAGGGGAGCCGCCGCTTACTGCCGGATATGCTTTGACGCAATTCGGTATGTACGCCATTGATCCGGACGAGGGGGAAATCCTTTACAGGATAAGCCAATTTGACACACCAAATTATGTACCTGCAGCTACTGAAATGGGCTGGACAATTAACCCGACTTGGAATTTTACGGTGGGGAACGCCAGCGAGGTTATTGTGCACATCGATCCGACAGGCATGGCAACAGCGGCCGATCTTAATAGCCACATCGAGCAGGCTGCGGCTTCAGAAACTGGCGTTCACGGCTTGCGGTACTACGGTGGGGTATTGCAAGCCTATAACGGCAGGGAATGGGAAGAAATCGAAACCGAAGGCGGGGCGGTAGGCGATAGCATTACCGCCGCGCAAATTCAAGAATATCTGGCGCAATACCGCCACGCCCCCTGCGACGCCAAGGTACGCGCCCAGGCAAACGTGGACATCCAGGCAGGCGGCCTACTGCTGCTTGACGGCTACCAGCTTGAGGAAGACGACCTGGTATTTTTAACCGTGCAAGATGACGGCATCGAGAACGGGCTATACCTAGCCCATGAAAGCTCCTGGCAGCGGGCGGCAGGGTACGGGCCATTGGACGGGCAGGCATTCGACAACCAGTA